CGAACATCACCCACAATTTCAAGAACTCTACCGTTTAGCCGCTGCAAAAATGTTGTCCGAAGACCTGTCCATTGGCCAAGCTGTCATATGTTGTTATGATTATTTCTATTTATTTCATCCGTGTCTTTGCGTCTTCATTGATTGCCCATCCGAGTTCAACGAAACGTGCCCTTATTTCATTCAATTACGGGATAAATTGATGAAAAGATAATAAATTATAATGTATATAGTATATAATTATGGCGTCTACCCGCAACAAAAATACTCCGGGAAATTACCGTTCAGAGAGCAACGAAAATCAACGAATCGCAAATTACATGCCCTATAAAAGTTACGCAAAACCCGACGCGACCATGTTTTGTGGGGACGGATTGTTACCTGGACGGGTAGGTTCGCACGGATTATCGCACAATGCGTGCGACATCGAATCGTTTTTATACGGTATTGGTAGCACCAATTTAGTGAACCCTCTGCCGGCACCGGTAGCAGAATTGAAACCGTTACAGAGTTTGAATGTCATGGATAAGACGCCTCTCATGATGCCGAAACCTCTGGTCATTGCGCCTTACCAGCGTATTTTGCCGTCCTGAATAGGACATTTTCCGGAAAATATGTCAGTCCAACGCTTAACGGTTTTTCTCGGTGAGGTTTCTTGACCGAATGGCTTTGGGGTAATTCTTGAAGGTAATGGTATGTCCGCGGGTTTTGGGTGTGCGTTCGATGTCTTCTCTGGAAACAATAAGGGACGACAGGATTGAGGAGGGTTCGGATTTGTCGGAAGGAAGAGGAGGAGGCGCACGGTCGTTCTGTAACCACGTGGACAGTTTTTCCATGATGAATTGGTTGGGGTTGTCGTGTTCGGGGGGAAGTTGGTCGCAGGGAGAAAAAGCGATTTGGGCACACCGGACGTGGGGGCGAGTTTGTCCGTTGGATAAGATTTCTATCGGTATATTTATTTGGGCCATGATGTATTTTTTTTCCATGATGGGGGGAATGTGTTGATTTACATAGAAGATAATTTCTATGTAAATTTTCGAGGGATATTATTTATTGTGGCTATTCCGACTGAGCAAGTAAATCCGCGGTAGACGAAAGTATTTGAGGGGGTGGTTCCGATAACTCTGTGTCGGGTAAATAATAATACGTCGTGTTTTGTGTGTCGTATAGATAATATTTGCACGCTTTTAATTTCTTTAAATCAACTTTAACGAGTGGTTGAGTACCGATTTGATAATTTTTTAACAATATCTTGGGGGTTGCAAGGTATGCGGTATATTTTTGAGGGACCGTATCTGGTGAGTCGGGTTGAATGTTGATTGTTACAACTGCGTAGGGGGTGAGTGTTGGTACTGGTGCTGCTACTGGTGCTGCTACTGGTACAGATGCTGGTGCTGGTGCTGGTCCTGGTCCTGGTCCTGGTGCTGGGGGTGGCGAATTGAGAAGTTTTTCGATTTCATTTAATAAATCAACCGTTTGTACTGGTGCTGGTGTTGTGGCTACTGATGCTGTTGCTACTGGTGCTTTTTTTGCTGCTACTGGTGCTGCTGCTTTTACTTTTGCATCTTCTTCTGCTGCTTTTTTTGCTTTTTCTGCTGCTTTTGCTGCATCTTCTACTCGTTTGTTTCTTTTCTCTATTTTATCTATTAAATTTTTCTTAATTGTTTGTATTGATATATCCATTGTGTTTTTATTAAATTTATTAATAATTTCTTTTAATATATTGAGTTCGTTAGCGTTTAACTTATTAATATAATCATCAACTTCTTTATCTTTATCAAAATTTTGTTTCTTCAAATTTTTTCCAGTATTATTAATTATTTGATTGAAAATTCTAACTCTCGTTTCCCCTCCCACTTGCATCCATTCATCATCATTCTCCATCGACCACTCTTATAATACAATCATAAAAAATATACGTCTCATCTACTCGTCCATCCACCGTATTTCATCTTTCTGAACCGTGACCATCGCGGGGTCGCGGTCGTGGCGCGATATCCAAAATACGTAATCTTCTTCACGGGTCAGCATCCCAATACAGAATTCCACCCCCAGTTTCTGAAAACAAAACGTCTCGCTGTAACGTTTCAACATAAAACTGTCCTTTTCCAACAAAACGAGCATATGGTAATAATGTCGAGGAGCATGTTCTTCACTGTAGTGTACGATACCCAAAAGGCCGTCCTCCACTTCCTGAAAAATGGTCGACCCGCGAATTTTGCTAAATAACGGCATGGACATGGGATAACTGTGGACAATATTCAAGGCCATTTCTTCTTTTCCGTCGGTCAAACCGTCTTCTCCCAGTACAGCTCGCGGTTGCACGCGTCCAATCTCCAACGGTGACCATTTGTATATAAAAAGTTCCTCATCTTGGTCCACCATCGTACCGTCGCCCAACAACAGTTTGTTTTTCCGAATGATAGGTATCCAATTCTTCTCTGCCCAGGTGTCGGTGGGCGGTTGCACAATGTAGGCAGAGCGTATGGTCGCATCGTCCACGTCGTAATCTCCCATAATCATGCGGCATTTTCCAGAAGGCGAATATCCCACGGTCGCCGCCACATATTTGACGCCGCCCGCGTAAGCATAGAGTCGTATGTCTTCCAGACCCTTGGATAAAATATCGCCCTCTTTCACGGGTAAATCGATAGTCTCGTCAATTTCTCGGTACGAAATAGGCATCAAGGTTTCCCCGTCCAATTCAGACAGCATGTTTTTGTTTTCGATGAGACGCTGTCCGTTGTTGAAATGGTAGCACCCGCTGGGGTAAATCCAGTAGTTGACGTAGCGAGTATTGAGCCAGTGTTTACCTTGATGACACAAGTAGGCGGCGGACGTGGGATAATAGGTATCGATGGCGGGATAGGGATATTCCACGACCGAGTCCAGCTCCAAAGTACGCGTATAAATGTCCGCGGAAGTGTACAAAATAGAATCGTTATGGTCACCGCGATACCAGGTCCAATGCTCCGGCCACACTTTTTCGGCATCGTCGGATATGCGGGAACAATCGGATTCGAGCCAGGCCCACAGATTGAAATCCCACACCAGCGTGTCGAATTTTTCGGTGAAACGGCGCACCCCCTCGCCGACCGTCTCGCAAAACTGGGTAATCGATGCTGCGTCGCCTATGAAAAACCCCCCGCAAAAACGCCAGTGGACGGAATCGACTACACGTTCCTTCTCCTTTTCCCGTTCCTTTTCCTGTTCCTGTTCCCGTTCCTTTTCCAATTTCGACCAACAACCGGGAAACGTTAAAAACGACGAAGCCAGTTGCAAACGGGAGAGCCATTGTAAATACTCTTTGACCCCGTCTTTGTCCCGAAAGAGTTTGGGCAAATCCATGTCGGTCCACATGAAATGAGAAATATCGTCACCACGTCGTTCGACCGCATCTTTCAACAAATCATATTTGTAGTAACCGGACGCAATAAAATCGCGTGTATCTTTTTCGGTATTACGGTTAGCAGGTAGTGATGTGGCGGAATTCGCCAGTTCCGATATGGACAATGGTATATGGGTGTCCTCGTCCTCGTCCTCGTCCCCGTCTACGTTGATGACCGTGACTCCTGGAAATTCACAGAAAGCATCGCACATTCGACTGTAATACGCGTTATTGGTATAAACGAAAAAAACAAATCCGGGAATGGACACCAAGAAGGTGAATTCTCGGACGATTTTATCGAGATATTCTTGATAATTTTCTTCTTTGTCGGATACATAAAGAAAACAGGTAACAATTGCGACAGTCATTGTTATACCAGTATGGCTCGTTTTTATCTTTATTTTGTATAAAATTGATTATAACCATTGTATTGACGTTCTTTATATTGCAATGGAACAATATAATTATGAGTTACCGAACCAACAAGATAAGAACGGGCAAACGGACAAGTTCAAGGAGAAGTTCACCTTCAGCGAATCGAATACTGACCTATACCGTAAAAAAGATTTCACGCACCATCGAAGAATCCTGGTGTTCGATGTGGAAACTACTGGGCTTTTACCCAAGCGAAACGTGGAAACCCCTCTAGAATCCATGCCTCACATCCTTCAATTGAGTTTCATTATTTTCGATACGGTCCAGTTTTATATATGTAAAAAATACAATGCATATATAAAAGTAGCGGAGAATGTGGACATCTCCGAGAGAATCACCGAATTGACCGGTATTTCTCGTCAAACGTGCGAGGAACGCGGAATCACCATGTGCGAGGTTTTGGACGAATTTTACCACGCCTATTTATCCTGTGATTGCATCATTGCCCACAATTTGTCCTTTGATAAAAAAATGATTCAGGTCGAGATAGAACGGAATTATGCGGCGATGGAGGCGACACACCCGCACATTCTCCATCTCTTCAATCACACGTTCAACCGGTTCCATCGTATTGAGACCTATTGTACGATGATGTCGAGTTTAAATATTTGTAATATTATGATAAATAGTAAGGTGGACCCGACCAAACAGTACAAAAAGTTTCCCAAACTGGCAGAATTGTATGCCCAGTTGTTCCATTCTGTTCCGGAGAATCTCCACAATTCGTTGGTAGATACGTTGGTATGTCTGCGATGTTTCCTCAAAATCCGGTTGCAAAAGGAAATGCACAACGTGAAATATAATCATATTCTCACGGTGATTTGCCGAGAAAAATAAAAATTATTGGGGTCAAAGTTTTCACACCTTTTCGTAGAATAACTTTGGAATATTGGTCAATTCAATAAAGAATGCATAATTATGTTAACTAACTGAATAATAATACTATTATCTTCTATTTTTTTATCCCATCTATTGTGCCAGTGATAGCAAAAACTTCCCTTAAAAAAATTATCAAAATCATATTTTTCATCTATATTCTCGAAAAATCTATCGCAACCAATATTGTATGGGTTGGATGTAAAATCTGCATCAAACCAGCTATAAGGTAAAACCAGCATATCTAACGGCAAATCGTAAGTCATTAATGCTTCTTGGAACCCCCAGCCAATATTATTATGTATGATAAATTCTATGATTTTTTTCATTTTTTCAGTTTTTTTCTCTAATGATACGAAAATAGCACCGTTTGGATAATTTTCAGTCGACCATTGATACACACATATTTCATTTTCAAAATGACAAAATATGGGGTTAAAATTTCTTAAAAAGAAACAATCCAAATCAAACCATACACCACCGTAATTATATAATAATAAATATCGAACTACATCAGAATAAAAAGACAGCGATGCATTATAGTTAAAATTTGTGGTAATAAAATTTGTATTATTTATTTCATCTGATAGCGAAAAGTATCTAATTTCTGCATATTTTTCTATTTCAGTATTATAATGATTGGGTATGTTGTTTTCTAACCATAATATAATTTTATGTACATTCCGGTGTATATTAAAATAATAACATGATAAAATAGAATATAAGTGTTTTTCGTTCAATATGCCATTCCAATAACAATGAAAAGACACCGATTTGTTGTATTTTCCTTGTAAATTAAGGGCGATATCTATTGTTTCTGAATAATCAGTTGTATGTGTTAATAATTTCATGCGATAGTATAAAATTATTATTTTATACTGTTTATATTATATTGTTTTGCTGTAAATTGCATCGAATGAATCAATTATACATTCTCACGGTGATTTGCCGAGAAAAATAAACACGCCGTCACTTAAGCACTGCACATCAAACAGGTACCGTCGTCCTCGTCGTCCATAATGTTGTTATTGTCCTGTTTTTTTTCGGCCTCAATGGTGAACTGCTGGGCCTTGTGAGCCCCGCGGCGGCGCAGATAGTAAATGCCCGTTTTGAGTCCCTTCTTCCATCCGTAGAAATGCATGGACGTCAGGGTGTTGTAGTTCGGGTCCTCGAGCCACAAATTCAGACTCTGGCTCTGGCAAATGTAGGCTCCGCGGTCGGCGGCCATGTCAATGAGCGATTTCATCGGAATCTCCCACACGGTGCGGTACTTCATACGAATGTCCTCGGGAATAATATCGATATGTTGAATGCTGCCGTTGTTCGCAATGATGTTGTTCTTGATTTTCTCGTTCCACAAATCGAGCTTGAGGAGGTCGGCCATCAAATATTTGTTCGCCATGATGAACTCGCCCGCAATGGTGCGACGACTGTAGATGTTGCTGGTGATGGGTTCAATACACTCGTTGTAGCCGAGGATTTGGGAGGTCGACGCCGTAGGCATCGGGGCCAAGAGCGTAGAGTTGCGGATACCGTGGGTCATGATTTTTTGTTTGAGAGACGTCCAATCGTAGCGGGTAGAACCGGGGTCGACGTTCCACATATCAAATTGAAGAATGCCTTGACTCGCGGGGGAGCCCACAAATGTTTCGTAGGGACCTTCTTCCATCGCGAGCTCGCACGATTGTTCGAGGGCCGCATGGTAAATCGTCTCGAAAATATCGTGGTTGATTTTCTTGGCCTCGTCGGAATCAAACGGCAAGTTCAGCATCATGAAGATGTCGGCCAGGCCTTGGACTCCGATGCCGATGGGGCGGTGCCGCATGTTGCTGCGGCGGGTTTTCTCCGTAGGATAATAATTGATATCGATGACCTTGTTCAAATTGTAGGTGACGACTTTGGTAATTTCGTGGAGTTTGGTATAATCAAATGATTGCGTATCTGGCTCGATAAATGCAGGGAGAGCAATCGACGCGAGGTTGCACACGGCCGTTTCTTTATCGTCAGAATACAAGAGGACTTCGGTACACAAATTGGAACTCTTGATGGTGCCAATGTTCTTTTGGTTGGACTTGAGATTGGAAGCATCCTTGTAGACGAGGTAGGGCGTGCCGGTCTCCATCTGTGCATCGAGGATTTGAAACCAGAGGTCGCGCGCATTCATAGTAGTACGGCCTTTGCCATCAGCCTCGTATTGCTCATACAGTTGCTTGAACTCGTCGCCGTAGACGTCGGAGAGACCGGGACATTCGTCGGGACACATGAGCGTCCACGTCCCGCCGACTTTGACGCGTTCCATGAATAAATCGGGCATCCAAATGGCGTAGAAAAGGTCGCGGGCCTTGAGCTCTTCGTCGCCGTGGTTTTTCCGCATCTGCAAAAAAAGTTCGACATCGGCGTGCCAGGGTTCCAAATAGATGGCGAAAGAGCCGTTACGTTTCCCCCCACCGTTTTTAACGAGACCATTGTGTGTGAGGAAATTGTGATGGTCATCGTTATCAACTTCGATATCAATGACACGTCCAGAATGATTTTTAATTAATACATTTCTAACGACACGGCTGAATAAATAACCATTATATTCGAAATATTCTTCCGACTTGGGTGCGGGTGTACTGTCTATACCTAGAATCATATTCAAACTTTGAGCTGGAATAAGCAACCTGGTATCATTTCCCGAGGTCAATATCCCCAACCGCAATAACATATAACGCAAATTTTCGATGAAATTGTTTGGTTCGTATATATCGCAATTAAACATAAAATTGTCTTCTACTAGTTCTACACTGTTAGCTTCGATAAAACCTTTGATTAATTTTAACAACTTGGATTTGGGTAAATGTGCCAATGTGGGTAGCACTTTATGAAACATTTCGTATGTAAACTTGAATCTATTGCTGCGCCCCCATGAAATCTTGACACAATCTCGGTGATTGTCCTTCTCGTAGGGTATACTGTATGAATTCATATAATTTTCAATGAATTCGATGGTATTGGTTCGTTCTACTTTGACACATATAACAAATGGTAGAGTATCCGAAGGCGATGTTGATGACAGTGCCGTTGCATTACCCATCGCCAAACTACAATAAAATATTCCATACAGACGACAATCATCCTCGGTGTATTCGCGAATATCCTTCTCATACGTAGGAATCGGAAATCCAATGTAATCATTTTTGTCAATATGTTTCACTTCGATAAATTCAGGTTCTACCATTTTTTTGTCCAACATATTAAACATATGATAAGAGTCTTCGTTATCTGTATTTTTAATGCACCATAACGGATGCATGTCGGTTAATACCAAGGGGCGTAACTGATGTTCAATATCCAAAGTATAATAATCTCCCACATAGTCGTTATCTAGCACTTTACCAATTTCGTAAAACTGGCCGTCGTCAGCAATCACTTCGTCGCCAATGACAATATTTTTGATGGGAAGAGGACCACGCTTTGTATAGACAATTGTGAATGGGTCCAGACACTGGTCAACATACTTGGCCGTATTGTTGAAAACTTTCAACATGGGCACAATGCCGTTGGACGAGCCGTTGGTACCGCGAATATGCGACCCCGAAGCGCGAATGTTGTGAATATGGAGACCGATGCCCCCTGCCCACTTTGAAATAAGAGCACAGTCCTTGAGGGTATTGTAAATACCTTCGATGCTGTCTTCCTCCATCGACAAAAGAAAGCATGACGAACACTGGGGTCGCGGCGTCCCGGCATTAAAAAGGGTCGGCGTGGCATGAGTAAAATATTTTTGCGACATGAGCGTATAGGTTTCCAGTACCCGGGACAAATTATCGCCGTGAAGACCGATGGCTACACGCATCCACATGTGCTGGGGACGCTCGACCGTTTTCTTGTCGACTTTGGTCAAATAGGCACGCTCCAGTGTCTTGAAACCGAAATAATCAATCATATAGTCGCGCGAGTAGTCGCAGGCGGCGTCCAATTCCGGGCCGTGTGCTTTTACAATCTCGAACAACTCGTCGGAAATGAGAGGTGAAGAAAGGTCATGTTTGTCACGGTATTCGTAGAGCTGGGTCATCGCAGATGAAAAAGAGCTAGGAGTATTTTTGTGATGATTAGAGACAATGATTCTGCCCGCCAAGACATTGTAATCCGGGTGGATAGAAGCCATAGAAGCACATTGTTCGGCGCTCAATTCATCGATTTTGGTGGTAGAAATGGTGTCGTAGAGTTGGTCAATCACTTTCATGGCCAGAGCGGTATAATTGATTTTAATGCCGACCTCTTGACCCGCAGCTTTGATTCGCTTCAAGATTTTATCGAATTCTACCGGCTCGATATCGCCATTGCGCTTAGTAACGCGCATGTCATTGTCATCATTCATATTGGACATATATTTATGTTATATATGGCCAATTTTTTATGTCGTTTTTTCTTTATACATTTGGATGCCCGGTTTCGTCCAACTTGATTAAACATATACTATTGTTTGCAGGTAAATTTCGAATGAATTGGCTGGTACTTTCGCTCGTGTGAACAACCTCCGGTTTTGGAACCCGTTTTTTGGCACTGCGGTGTTCGTAACCGTCTTTGCGTTCTTTCTCGATGATTTTCCAGGTGCTTTCTATTTTCCCGACAGAATGACGAAACCATTCTTTGTTTCGTTTTACCAAAACACACGACATTTCTTCTAAATACCAGAAGAGAGTTTCATACAGAGAATATTCAGATTTCAATTGGTCTCTTTTCGATTGAATCCATGCGTCAACCGCCGCCTTTTGAATCGGTACATCAAGTGGCATATAAACATAGTGCGGAGAACTAGAGACTGCCACACTGAAATCCACAATTTTACGTACGAAATATAAAACGACTCCGCGATAAGAGGGCAACTTATTTGGAGTCACGGAAGCTTGCTGGAGTGATGATATATTTTCCGTAAAATTGTGGTCCGAGGATGTTTCTATGGTCCCCTTATAGAAATCTTCTTCGCTGGCATATTCTTTGAAGCGCGTTTCCAGGAAATCGCATTCGTCCAACCCGCAAGTTTCCATTTGTAGTTGCATTTGTATCCAATATTCTTCTTTGGGAACTCCGTCAATCTCGCGATTCACGATGTTTTTAATTTCCAACATTCGACCAAATCGCGACGAGTGGGGGTCCGTATTTATTCCGTCGGGCGACGCACCAATAAAAGGATAGTTTTCGTGAAGTATACAGCCAAAATCTTCGACGTGCGTGGTGAACATTTTTTCATAAATCAATATACTGACGGGCTCGTATTTGTTCCCCCAGTGCATTGGCGATGAGGTATTGATGTAGTCTTGTCCAGGGGGGACACCGGTATACGGATGACACTTTTCATAAATAAGACTGTTGTATTGACAATCTGTGCCAAATACCTTCCATATGTTACTGGCGGTAATTATGTTGTGACGGAACTGATACCATTCCTCGGTGCGCTGTTTGGGTTGAAAAGTGGTTCTCAATTTATCAATCGTAGACATTATGGTTTGTTTTTCCTCTGAAGACACGGGAATATCAAATGTGGATGTATAGGAACGGGGAGGGATGTCTATTTGGTTCTCAAAAAAGCTGTCACATATTTCACTGACCAGTTGCTCGACTTCTTCTAAATCCTCATTTTTGCAAATTTCAATCATCGAGGTTGACATGTCTGCCCGATAACGAGAACTTTGTTCCGAAAAATGGACGTCGTAAAGCGATTCGTATAACAAGGAGGTGATTTCCCGTTTCATGTTTGCATGAAACTGTGGAGACGACATAGTAGATATTTCGTTTTGGAGATATTCGTCTATCATTTCGAATACCGAATTTTCAATGTCTATCATGTCTTCTTCAAGTAGACATTCTCTCCAAGATTTGAATTCCACTTCGGAATCGGAATCGTGTGAAGATACTGAATGGTTGGAAGCATTTTCCAGGGATTCATTTATATTCGATTCGGTATTTTCATCGTATTCGTATTCGTTTTCGTTTTCGTTTTCACTATCCATAGTATATATTGGTGACTTCTATTCATATATTTTCCGCAATTCTTTTATCTATCAATTTTCCCGGGTTTTTTCACTAATTCGTTTGGGTGTGAGGGACTTGAGAGTAGAGACGCGTTTGGAATCCATGATTTTCAATGTGAACTTCTGATTAGTGGTATTGAAATGTAACGAGGGGATACTGGTGATTTCGCCGGTTTCTTTGTTGTATACGACATCTTTCGCTTTTTGCAGTTTGGATTTTTCGAGACATTCCACGAAAAAGGTTTTCAAAATTCGAATGTCTTTGGTGGGGAAATTATTGGTCTTGCCATATTTTTCGGCAAAGGCGTGCAGTTTGACGATTTTACCGGTTTTGTCCAATTTATTCCAGGTTTCCAGTTTATTATTTTGCTTTTCGGTTTCAAGAATCATGTCGATAGTATTGTAGTTCATCTCAACTTGGTCAGAGAAGCTTTGCTTCTCAACTTGTGGTTGCAAGTCAGAGAAGCTTTGCTTATCAACTTGTGGTTGTGGTTGCACGTCGGTGGACGGGTCATTTTCTGCGATATGGATGTGTATATTATTAAGAGATGCTTCCCTGACCAATTCGGTGTCTTTTTGTGCATTAAATTCCATATATAATTAAGAAGTTCTTTATGTTATTATATAAAATTATATTTTTATCTTCTTTTATTATATTATTTATCGTCATGGACAATAATAAACGTATTATCATCCAAGAGCCCCTTCGTAAAAATAAAAAGGGGTCGTCCGCGTTAGAAAAAACCAACGAGCCCGAAATGAAAATACGTAAAATAATATCCACCAAACAGAGCGTGTTCTCGGAATCTGATTTTTCCTTTGAAAACCAAATGAATATGCTTGAACTCATTGGTGAACGCGAATCTGGAGGCGGGAAGGCGAACGAAGGTGACCATAATGCCGAAGTATTTTCCGGAAATAGCAAGTGCCTATTTGTTCTCCAAGAAATTCAAAAGAAAATAGCCGGGTACCGACATCAAGATAAAATCAAAAAAATATTCGACCCTGAGGCATTTGTGGACGATAAATATGTTATGGAATTACTCATTAATTCTCGTTTGAATTGCTTTTATTGTAAAAGAAAAACCAACGTATTGTACCAACAAGTACGCGAATTGTCGCAGTGGTCGTTGGAACGAATTGATAATTTACAAGGACACAACCGGAAAAACGTTGAAATCGCCTGTTTATCGTGTAATTTATCCAGAAAAACCATGTACCACGAACGGTTTGCATTCACCAAACAAATGGGGGAAATAATCAAATTATCCAAATAGTTATATAGAATGAATCCTTCAGCATAGATACATATATGGAGACGGGAGAACCTTCGTTACAGAATTTTTTTATAGAACGAAAACCGCCGTTTGTTGAAAAAAATGTGGCATGTTCTCAAGATATCCTACCAATACATACAAATATCCTACATCGGATTGATTATTTTTTACATACCAATAAAATACCCCATATCATTTTTCATGGACCATCGGGCTCGGGGAAACGTACGATTGTTTATAATTTTCTGAATAAAATATACGGTAACGACAAACACAAAATTAAAACCAATGTGATGTTTGTGAACTGTGCTCACGGTAAAGGCATTAAATTCATCCGCGAGGAACTCAAATTTTTTGCAAAGACGAACATACAGTCTAACCTAGGGGTGTCGTTCAAAACGATTATACTTATGAATGCGGACTTTTTAACCATAGATGCGCAGTCGGCGCTACGTAGATGCATCGAATTATTCAGTTACAATACGCGATTTTTTATTATTGTGGAGAACAAACATAAATTACTGAACCCGATTTTATCACGGTTTTGTGAAATATACGTCCCCGAATATACGGTAGAGGGTAAGGTCATTAATTTACATCAGTATAATTTGAATAAAAAACTGAATTTTGACGAATACGACGAGCAGAAAAATATGCACATTCAAACGGTGCTATCACCATTACCGCGGGTTATAAATCACAGTATATTTTCCGATATTGTTACCGATTTTTATGAAAATGGTATTTCGTGTTTGGATTTGATGCACTTTGTGGAAGGTTGTGGTTGGTGGAATCGAGAACAGACGACATATTTTCAAATGGAATTTTACAACATCAAATCGGAATATCGATGTGAAAAACTGTTGATGTTTTATATGTTGGATTACATCTATGGATATCCAGTGAGTTAAAAAAGCCACTTTAGAAATAATTAGATATATATTATGGACGATTTTGTTCTCTCAAATTTGTACGAGGGTCGTAACGAATGGGCGGCGCGACTTATCGGTATTCTTACTCCGCTGGTTATACAAGGTATACGTTCAATTTTCGATGAAGCACTTGCTATGTGCATCACCAACGACGAGGTGAGTAAATATTTGATGACATTCCAAAACTTGTTGTGCCGTGTACCCAAATGGAACGGTAATATCATTGAAGAAGAGCGTAAACGTATTGTTGAAAAAAGCGGGTGTGGTTATCTCGAGGATTTAATTACCTGTGTTCATATCATCCAGTTGAAGGTACTCACCAGTATCCGCGTAGGAAATAAACAAAAAAAGATTGATATTTCGATTCCGAAACTTGACCATTTTTTGCACAAAATATATATCCATGTGGCTCGTAAAGTTTACATGAATGTGTATTTGTTTGAGAAAAACATATCCCCTTTGCAAATCCAGAAGAACAACCGTGAGCTGGAAACCATCGTACAAGAGTGTATTTTGTTGGCAATTCGTGAGAGTATTCCTACCGAGGCGATTATTCGGGCGTATTTGGACGAATCGATTGAACAGGAAGAAGAGGTCATCATTGAGAACATTGAAGACCCGACGATGGATGTTTCAAAGACGGAGACCGCACCCGGCGATGACAGCAAACCAGAAGAAAAGAAGGCGGCGGACATTCCTCCCAATCCGGAAGAGCAACTCCCGGAAATTGTTCCTTCGATTAAAAACATAGATAACGAGCCAGTGATGACGCGACTCTCTTTCAACGATTTGGATTCAGTATTAGATGGTAACGATAGTGTGAAAAATGTCACGGCACCCAAGACCATTGAACAGCTGGAGAAAATAAGCATGGAGAGGTCGATGCAACGTAAACTGGAGGAAGAATCGGACGACGATGACCGCATCAAGATACATACCGAACCGTTCGATTTGACGGCATTGGATATATTGGACATTGATGGTCCGGCGGCGGGACAGGCAGTCTCTGCGGACGAGCCCCTCTTTGATTTTGAAGAATTATGAAACACAGAGATGAACGAAGCTCACTGGAGTGACGATGTATTTTCCGAAAACGGCAGAGTCGTTGGAGGAGAGTTGATATAATGATGAGGTGGATTCGTTCTTGCGTAAGAATGTTTATTATAATATTTAGGCAATTATTATACGTCAAACATGGAGAAGGTATTTGTGATTGCGATTTTGATTACGTGCTTGTTTTGTTTCGCGAAATTCATCGAAATGAAATTCGTGGATAAAGAAATGAAACCGTTGAAGGTGTATGTGCGTGATGCGATTATCGTGTTGATGTGTTCAATTGCGTCGACGTTTTTGTATTTCAATTTGGACAGCAATGTGACCGAATTTTTCAATGTGGTGACGGACAATAAGGTAGTCACGCCCACGAATACCCAGATTTTTACGGACGAGCCGGGATTTTGAGAGGGTACGGAGACGAGCTTTGCTCGTCGTAGTGATGATGTATTTTCCGAAAACGGCGAACCCATTGGAGTAAAATTGAGAGGGCACGGAGATAAATGGTATGTGAGATAAATAAATATGTGTATTTTCGATATTTATTTATGATGAGGATGATTTTTCTTCTCTTCCTTCGAGGATTCTTCGGTCTTCGCCGATACTTTCTGAAAATCCGAGTTCGTGGATTGCTTCATTCAAGGTTTTTGATGGTCGTCGCGACACGGGTTTAGTTACGGTCGGAAGAATCGAGGCATCGGTTGCACGGGTTGTATCTGATACAGATTGAGGCTTATTCTTTTGAAGAGGCATGGATCTTGTTCTTTTCATGGTTATGTTTTTAATTGGTTTACGTTTCAATTTTCTAATTTCAGATTCTATTAGACTGAGACGCTGTTCGATACGGTCAAACTCTTGTATAATTCTATCCATACTTATATTATCTCTATAAAAGATTTCAACATGAACATATACACTTTTTACCAACATATTTTCTACGCGTAATCCGGTAAATCATCCATGTCTAATATATGTTGGTCACATACCGCTGAGTCGGTAACAAATTGGCTAAATAAAGAAAATTTCATCTGTTCTTCGGGGGAATGGTTGTGAACCGTGCGCGCAATCATTTTATACAATTTAAAGTTGGGATAACGTTCGTCACCGTTGCGTTTATAGAGAACATTTTTCTTATTATCATCCAGGCACCAACGGTAAATTGTTCGTTGAAAATCGTCAAATTGGCTCACATCGTGGTCGTCTTCAATGACAAAATCGTAAATGGACGTTCCCAGTCGACATAAATCAAAACTGTAATTCGGGTCCAGGCGGGGTTTGTTCTTATCAAAAAAAGGCTCGAAGTTGTATTGACCGTGGGCGTCACCTGTCAGGGCGAAACTGTCACTACAGAAAGTATGTCCATTGAACCGATAAATGCTGCGACCAAAATCGATGATTTTATATATTTTACCGTAAGTGGGCACTTTATACGTTTTGCCTTTTATTTTGTAATAGAGGTATTGAATGTCTGTGTTCACATACATGATATTGTTCGTGTGTAAATCGTTGTGCGTGAAATGAAACATTTTTTGGTAGGCTAAGAGGGTCGCAACAACCTGAAAAAGAATACTGGCACCCTGTTGTCCATTTATTTTACCTTTGACAAACAGTTCGTCGAGGGTTCCGTCACATTTTTCCATGCAAATCATTTGTACGGGGAAATTGTGAATATATGCGTATGTTTGTATCTCATCTTCCTCCGCATCGTCCTCATCGTCCTCATCCTCATCTTCATCCTCGTCTTCCTCATCGTTTTCCTCATCGTCTTCCTCCTCATCTTCCTCCGCATCTTCCTCCGCATCTTCCTCCGCATCGTCCTCGTCCTCTTCCTCGTCCTCATCGTCATCGTCATCCTCTTCGTCCGAGCTGTAATTTGTTTTGCTATCGTTCGATGAATTATCCGAAACAGATACGGAATCCGTGGTATTTTTTTCATAAACAACCTCATTATCTAGAGAACCACCAACGGTTTCCGAGCCCAACTCTCTCACAATTGAACTATCGCACCCAGGTTCAAGTTCTTCTACATCAAGTACAATCGTATCGTCGGCGATAATGGCTATTTTCTGTTTGTTACTACGAGAACCGTGATTCATGAAAGCGTTTTCAAGACTATCGGTGATAGTAAAATATTTACCAACGTTGGAAAGGAAAAACGGCGAGCCGTTCAAATATTCCAAATCATCCGTGATATTCATTTTGTATTTATCCTGAATGCCCAGAAATGACCCGTAGAAATCAATACCGTGGGGCATACCGTGTCTGTACAACGCTTGGCTACTCAAATAACTGAAAAAACAGTCGACGTAGGCAGCATTATGTACGTGTTTAATTTTTGGTATACTTTCATTTTTAGGGTATGTAGGCAACGTTCTCAAAGCATTATCGGAGATGTCGTATTTTCCAATCATGTATCGAATGGGGTCGAGCAGCGGTGCAAATTTGATGAACCCCCATTTGTCGGAAACATACTCGCCGGTCTCGGTGTCAATCACCTTTGTCATATCCGAAAAAACATAACGGCTATTTAGTGAAATAGAATTCATGTCTCGGTGGGTGGATGTGTTCTCTGAAGCTATTTCTGGATAAAAAGGATGATAGGTCTGTATGTTTTTAATATGAAAGGCATTGTGACCGTGCTCGACATCGTTCTCATCAGGAATGTATTTTTCTGCTAAAGAATGAATATCTATTTTTATTGCCTCTGTGAAATTTATACAAACCGTTTTGCGCATCGTATAATTATCCAAAGGTATTATTTTATGTATATTTTGACGAGGGAAACAACATTTTTTTTATGTTATCATAATAACCATGTCGTTGGAATTAAAGAAATTCGATATGAGAACCATTACCTTTAAACCAGATGAGAACAAAGGTCCGGTGATAGTGATGATAGGTCGTCGTGATACGGGTAAATCGTATTTAGTCAGAGATTTACTTTTTCATCATCAGGATGTACCTATCGGAACCGTCATCTCAGGAACAGAGGCCGGTAACGGCTTTTATGCTGCTCATGTTCCTAAACTGTTCATCCACGAAGAATACAATACAATCCTTATTGAGAACGTTCTGCGACGTCAAAAGGTGGTTTTAAAACAGATGAACAAGGAAATATTGGCTTATAGGAAAAGTACCATCGACCCCCGAGCCTTTGTTATTTTAGATGATTGTTTATATGACCAGTCGTGGACTCGAGACAAAATGATGCGTCTCCTCTTCATGAATGGGAGGCACTGGAAAATTATGTTAATCATTACAATGCAATATCCGCTCGGTATACCGCCTAATCTGCGAACAAATATTGATTATGTCTTCATACTTCGAGAGCCCTATATGACCAATCGTAAACGTATTTGGGAGAACTACGCGTCCATGTTCCCAACGCTCGAGGCGTTCTCGAGTGTAATGGACCAGACGACGGAGAACTACGAGTGCTTGGTCATCAATAACAATGCCAAATCGAACAAACTGAATGACCAAATATTTTGGTACAAGGCCGAAGGCCGCCCGGATTTCAAGTTGGGCTCCAAAGAATTTTGGGAAATTTCCAAGAACATGGGCAGTGACGACGAGGATGAAAATTATGACCCGAGTAAGAGTAAGAAAAAATCTGCCGGTCCTCCAATTACGGTTAAGAAGAATAAGTGGTAGAAGGTTAATCTTGCTTTCCCGCCTGGGAGAGCAAAGGGTGTACATACTATTGAAACCCTTAGTGGCGACGCCGGCGATTATTTCTACACCAAAATCAATGCCATATAATATTATTTATTCAAATAGATAATATTATTCCTCTCCGTTAATCCTCCTTCTCCTTCTCGTTGTCCTCCAATACCTCGACGGTGGCCGTGTTCAACTCGGCGGCACGACTGATGGCCTCTTCCATGAGTTCCTGATTCTTTTTCGCCGTGTCCGAGTCTGCGACCTCGCGTTCATCGAAATTAATGGTATCTTTGACCCCAATCAAGTTGCCTTCCTCGTCCATGGTTTGGGTCAAGACGTTTCCGCTCTTCTCTGCCAGTTTGATGTTCTCCTCAATGGCCTTTTTCTTGGTGTCTTTGATACGTTGGTCAAATTCCTGTTTAGCTTTGGCCTCATTTAGCATCTTTTCCTTGTGCAACTGGTTGAGCTCCTCCTCCATAAACTCAATCTTACCGGTCTTGTACGCATCCGGGTCCCAAGGAACCCACACTCCGATGGGTCCCACGAAAATGTCGTGGTTGGGGTCGTTCTCACGCAACGTTTTGCATTTGATTTCGGCCTCTTCTTGGGTCGGGAACACCCCGCGGATTTTAAGTCCGCGCACCGACGTTTGAAACGCATGGTCACGGTTGAATTGTTCATTGAATCTATCTTGATTTTTATCGAGAAAATTAGCGAAATCTTCCTCAACCGCACTCTCCTTCTTCAATTTTGCCTCTTCTTCCTTCACGAACTCATTGAAATCGGCAATGACCTTTTCCACGTTCAGGTTGTACTTGTAGGCAATAAAATGGAGAAAGTCGAAATACTTGGTCATGGATTTAGTGAAATCCCATTGCTGGACAAATTTGTCAAACAAATACATTTCACGCTTTTTTAGGATTTTTTCGGGAGAAATAAACGACATGCACGCGAATTTTTGTCCGGCAATGGGGGGGTCTTCGTCGCACAAATCGACATATTTAGGATTCGGCTTTCCATTCGACAGTTTTTTCTTCTCAAATGAAGACATTTTTAGGAATATGTAAGTATTCGACCATTCTGTTTAAATATATTTTCGAACAATTGTATTTATGTTCCATAAAATGTTTAGGACAACGAATCTACGAATAAACTCACATATTTTTATTTTTTTTGTTTTAGTATAATATATACGAATGAGTAACGTTTTCGATTTTGGCGAACTTATCAAGCGCGCTATTAAATACCTCGTCGAAGGTCTTGTGGTGGCCATTGTTGCGGTTCTTGTCCCCAAGAAGGCGCTCAATGTGGAGGAGATTGTTATCATTGCGTTGACGGCGGCGGCTACGTTTAGCATTTTGGACGTGTTCATTCCTTCGATGGGCTCGTCTGTCCGCCAGGGTGCTGGTTTGGGTTTGGGATTCAACCTTGTCAAGTTCCCCGTGGCGTAATTTTCTTCCAACGGCCTTGCTGTTTCCGGAAAATACATCGGTCAGTACAACGTTAGTTTGATTATACATTGAATATATAATCAAAAATCAGAAAATTAGTAAATCAGTAAACCATTACACCATTATATGGTGGGTTCAAAGGACCACGACAATTCGTTACACACCTTTTTCCATATCATGTCTTGTTCCAATTGTTTGGTGCGGTCTTTTAATAGCGGGATATACGGTAAATACTGCGTTTGTCCCAGTAAAACACACAGCTGATACAGAGTGTATGTATAATTGAAAAAATTGGTGCGATTCGCAGGACAGTGAATTGCCCACGGTTTTTGTATTTCAATGAAGAGAACACAAAGCGTTTCGTGCAATTCTTCGTTCATGATGGGCGGCTTGATACCAAAAATAGAATTGATGTATTGAATGTGTTCGAAGTATTTATTGAGACCGAGTTTACGAAGTATTTCGCGCATTTTTTCGTAGTTGATGGTCTTGACGTCTTTGATGCGTTCCTTTTTGATACGATTACGAATGGCTTCAATGACTTCTTCGGGTATCTGCGTAGTTTCTTTCGCTTGGAATTGAGAGAGAATTTCTTTGAAATGGTTGAGACGTATATATGCAGTGTATGATACTTCGTTGGGTGGTTCCTTGTTGGTCGGTTTGGAACTATCGACAATATAAGTGACGAATTTTCCGCATTTGTTGTTGTTGCAAATGAGGATTCCCTCTTCGTCTTGGGGAATCATCTCTCCTTCGCGGCAATATTCACATATATCTGAAGGGACGACGAAATCTTGGATATTGGTGATTTCGTTTTTCACGTTTTTCCAGTAACTTTGGTACATGTGTTTGTGGGTGTCTTTTTCCATAGTGACATTTGTATCGCTTGCGTCGGATAGTGCGGGGGTTGGCTCTTTAATTTTGAAAAACGAATTCAATTTGTTGACATTTTGATTGTTGTCGCCACTCGATATTTTTTTCTTGTATTCAAAATATTGGAAAATATATTTTGAATTTTCTAAAAAATATTTCTTTTTTTCGCGGTTCAATGCACAAATTTGATTCGTAATACGCTCTATATTGTCTTTCGTTTCCATGTATTTTTCAATGTTTGAATTTTGGAGTGATTTTATTTTCGATTTCAATTGTTTTCGTTCCAATTGCAATTTCGGTATGGTCTCGGTCTCTATTTCGTGAAAATAGTTCAACATTTCGGTATGTTTTTCGTCAATGGTATTGGATTGTGTAAATTTATTGACACTGGTTTTTTTTTGTGTGTTATTTACATTCATTCTTATAATGTATATACATATTGTTTTTTATGTCTATTTATTCAAAATGGAATTATTTGTATTTAAGAATATGTACACGAAATTTATATGGAAAGCGATAAACACGTAGTTATTCGCTGCAAGAATAATGATAAAAAGTTCATGAAAGTTCAAAATATTAAAATAAATGACGAAATTCAATTCGATGACGACGAAGTACATGCATGTGATAGATTGAAAGCGTGCGAAATATTCAATACCTACATTGTGTTTATTAATATCAAAAAATTCACGCGAAAAGCTATTTTGAAATCGTATTTGGAAAAGGCCAAATGGCATACCGTCACGTGGTACGAACCATTATGGTCGTTGTTAGAAAATATGAGAAGAATGTTTATATGTTCGTTATATTATATGCCTTTGCGTTGAATTTGAGAATATAACCTGTATATGTAGTAGAAGAAATACAAAGTACACGTATTTTTACAAATTGTACAAATTGATTTACGAATAATTTAATTTGTATTTATTTAGGAGTTTTTGAAATTATTTTCTTTTTCTACTATATAAGCTATCATGGCTGGTGGTCTCATGCAACTCGTCGCCTACGGCGCCCAAGACGTCTTCCTTACCGGAACCCCCGAGATTACCTTCTGGAAGGTATCGTACCGCAGACACACGAACTTTGCGATGGAGTCCATCGAGCAAACGTTCTCTGGACAAGCCGACTTCGGACGTCGTGTAACGTGCACCATCTCCCGTAACGGAGATTTGTGCTACCGCACCTACCTCCAAGTCACGCTCCCGGAGATCAACCAGAGCATGGCCGCGGTCGGATCCGGTTCCGACGGTGTCTATGCCCGCTGGCTCGATTACCCCGGAGAGCAACTCATTGCCCAGGTCGAGATTGAGATTGGTGGCCAGCGCATCGATCGCCAATACGGCGACTGGATGCACATCTGGAACCAGCTCACGATGACGTCTGAGCAACAGGACGGTTATCACCGCATGGTTGGCCACACCACGCAACTCACGTACATCACGGACCCTACGTTCGCCGGTGTTTCGGGACCTTGCGCGGCGTCGGGCGGCCCCGCCCAGGTGTGCGCCCCTCGCAATGCTCTCCCTGAGACGACGCTCTACATCCCCTTGTTGTTCTGGTACTGCCGCAACCCGGGACTTGCTCTCCCTCTCATTGCCTTGAAAACTGTAGGGCACAAAAGTACTCAAACTAAAGTATCCGAGCCATGCTTTAGTGAAAATTTGTTGGAGTCTCGGGATGATTTTATGAATCATCATACTCAGGTGCTAGTCGCTTGTTGCTAAGGACCAATTTGGAATCCTTAGGCAAGTGGCAACATATCCAAATTGCTGGAAACCCATAAAGACGAGGGCTACCAAACTGTAAATGAAAGTTTACAGTGGCTGAAGAAAAAAGACTTCAGGTATGGTAATAATGCCCCGTATGATATTACTTCGAACGAAGTAATTGAAATTGGCAATCAGCAGCCAAGCCTCTAAGTCCGTAAAGGGATAACAAATGGTTTCCCTACTATGATTAGGATAGGAGGAAGGTTCAACGACTAAACGGTTATGGGTTTGAGAAGACTAATCATCTTCTATGATAACTTAAGATATAGTCTATTCCCTGGCGACAGTTCTCATATAAGTAATAGGTTAATCAATATGAGAATGCCAATAAATATCCCGAAAGGGAGGGTAATTGTGATGTACAGTATCACGAGGTCAAGATTAACCTTGATATCCGCCCCATCGGCGAGTGCTTGTGGGCCGTCAAGTCCCTCACGGGCAGCAGCGGCACGGTCTCGGTTCCCCAGGCCTACCAACAATCCTTGGTGGCGGCGTCGCTCTACGTCGACTACGTGTTCTTGGACACGGACGAGCGCCGCAAGA